GCTGATTCCTTATCCTCACAGGAGTATGAGGATGCAACGTCGCATTTCGTTGCGAATCAGTTCTGTCTGTTAATAAAGAAGTACCCTTGGCCGAGTGATAAACTCGACCTGGGGCCTCGCGACAATGCGGTTAAGACCTTTTGGTCCGCTGAAAAGCGGGTCAGACGGGTCAACGCAAAGTTTCAGTTCCTACAGTACTACCCCGAGAGGGATGTATTGAAAGAGCATGCGAGAGAGGCTCGTAATTGGATCAGGACCGTAATTGGCCACCGACCCAGTTATCGTGCTGTCTTCTCTAAGGCAGACTTTGGTGCAGGCGCGTCAATCGGTGTCCACGGAAATGCTACCCACATACTCGCAAAACTTAACAGCGAGGCGTGGTCCGTGAGCCCGGGAGCCATCCATCATGCATTTGGCGGGCTGATGTCCAATTACCACTACTTAGAGCAGTTGCTCGAAAGTAATGAGAACGGTATCGTCTGCCTCGACTATGTAAAGGCCTTTGAGGTCTATACTCGTCGTATGCATGTGGTACAGCATAACAACATAAGCTTCGTACCGAAGACAGCCAAGACCGAAAGGACTATAGCTGTCGAGCCGTTGCTCAATGGTTACGTTCAGAAAGGTATCGATCTTGAGCTTCGAAAGAAGCTCGGTAAGATTGGTATCGATCTGCGTAGCCAAGAGCGTAACCAACAGATGGCCCGAGAGGGTTCATCTGATGGTGATAAAGATTTTGTTACCATAGATCTGAAGTCAGCTTCTGACTCCATATCGACGGAGCTTTGTCGTTATCTTCTCCCCGAGGACTGGTTCTGTCTTTTGGACAGGACTAGATCTCGCCACTTCAGGCTTGACAAACGGGAATATCCCTATGCCAAGTTCTGTAGTATGGGAAACGGCTTCTGTTTTCCGCTCGAGACTCTGTTGTTCGCGGCAGCTTGCCATGCTGTTGGGGCCGGTCGGCCCCACATAGACTGGATGGTCTATGGGGACGATATTATCGTCCGCAAGCAGTATGGCGAGTCTGTGCTCCGGTTGCTTCGGCACTGGGGTTTCAAGAACAATCAAGAGAAGACCTTCTTACGAGGGCCTTTTCGAGAGTCCTGCGGGGCGGATTGGTTCGGGGGTGAGGACGTACGTCCCTACACCCTTGATCACGCGCTCGACACTGTCGAGAACGTGTTCAAGTTCCTTAACCTAACCCGACGGAACGCGAGGACTGAAAAGTTCTTTGCGCCTGTGCGGTCAGCGGTGGTGACACTGTTGCCGATCGAATTCCGGTTCTACCGGCCCTTACCAGGCCAGGCTGATACTGGAATAGACTCGTTAGGAGATGAGCACCTCTCCTGTCCTCATGTCCGTCTTACCAAAGATGGCAAGTGGCAGTGGATGGAGCTCTCGCATGTCCCGATATACGACGCAAGTCGTCTCGAGGCTGCTAAGGATAAGCCATGGCTTATTGGTGTAGCTCTCCGGGGGACCGAAAGCATACCTCACGGTGTGCTAATAGGTCTCCCAGGTGTTACCTTTCGCATGCGAGTGCGTACGAAGGTGGTCCGAAAGGGCTACTCGTCAACCAGTAATTGGTTGCCGACCCCCTAAGAACTTTGATGGACTTAGGGGTTTACCGACTGCGTGACTAATTTCGTCAGGCAGAAGGTTTGGGGGCGTTAGCCTTAAAC